CGCGTTGATCGGTTTTACACAGATAGAGAAATGCCAAACAGTAAGAGCTTCCTGAAAAGGGAGCCATATCCAGAGCCCAAGAATCCTCGAGTCATCAATTCACCCTCTGATGCTTCTAAGGCTTGGCTTGGATGGTTGGTATACTTGATAGATAAGAAAACTTTCTCCTCTCATCCAGCTTTCGTCAAGGGATCTGACCCAAGCACCTGGCCCTCCAAGTTGGAGCGGTGCTTTGCGAGCAATCCTGAAATGGAAACTGATTTTTCTTCTTTTGAGGCACACCATCGTGGTGTTTATTCACGCATCGTGTATTATTCGTTGATGCACATGTCACGCAATGTTGGTACGAGCGCTGAGCGTCGATTGATTTCACGCCTAGTTCTAGGTTCCAATCTTACTGTCATGTCATGTTTGCGAGCTCGTGTGGATCAACGGTTGATGTCGGGATCTTTGTGGACTTCTTCTGCTAATGGCATGTTGAATCTGCTAATCATGAATTACCTTGTTTGCCGCACTATGCAACCACACATGCCAGCTGAATTGTTAGCGACTGTGACCGACCAATATTTTCAGGGTTTTGTTGAGGGTGATGATGGCATCTGTCGAGACGTTGGAGTCTCACAGGATTTGATCGATGGTTTGGGTTTGAAGTTGGAATTCGAACGTAAAAACCATTTTTCAGATGCCTCCTTCTGTGGCATCGTGTGTGATCCCTCTGAATTGATCATTGTTACCGATGTGCTTAAGGTCATCCGTAATTTCTTTGTCCTCCCCATTGAGTACTCTGACTCAACATCACGGCAGTTGGCTATGCTGCGTGCAAAGGCCATGTCGTACTCCTATCTCTACAAGAACTGTCCTGTAATAGGATGGCTTGCTTATCACGTGTGTTTTCTCACCCGCGGCATTGATATTGCTCCTGTATCGACTGAGTTGAATTGGATGCAAAAACTAACACTGCCCTTGGCTCAAGAATATCGCACGTACCTCACTTTACCGAACATCAGTTTGGCGTCAAGACATGTTGTTGAAAGACGTTTCGGATTCTCTGTCAGTGAGCAGATTGAGTTTGAAACTAAGTTTTGCCAGTCGGATGGTAACATTTGTTTTGACCTGTCACGATTCATGAATGCAGATGATGTTTGGCATGGTTGGACACACGTGTTCACTCGCACGAATCCACATGATCTTATCCACATAGACACATTCTTGAATGATCATGTGAGGCGATGTGTTGCTGATGGACGTGTTGGCCATCGTGCACCTGAGGTACAGGCGGTCGATCAAGAGTATCTTGCTGCTGGTGCCCCTTCTTTTGTTTTGCAACCCATAGAGCA